TGTCGGAAGGCCTCCAAACTGTTGGACCGGGGTCACTTCGGCCCCCTAACCGAGTAGTGCACGCCGGGCAGGGTCAGGGTCTCGACTCTGCTCAGCCGTCGGTTGATGTTCACCGTGCGTAACAGTGTGATCAGTGTGCTTAGCAGAGCGAGCGCTATCAGTGTGTGTTCGATTATCATAGCAGGCCTTCCGTTCTAACTATATGGTCAACGTATTCAATCAACTGGTCGGTCATAGCTTGTCCAGCTCCTCTTTCGAAAACGACGGCTGGTCGGTCATAACGTCATCGGGAGAGTCTAGGTGGCGTAGGTGGCGCTGGTAAGCATTTTCCCGAAAGTCCCCCATGAGATTTTGATATGAAACACTCTGGGGGAATTCGCTTCCAGCGCCACCTACGCCACCTGATGTATTCAACCGTACACCCAGCCAGAATCTTCTTCCGTGGTCTCCCTTGTGAGTTTCGCAGCCTTTTTCAAGTAGTTTCTTGCTGAATTCCTGAACGGTTAGTGGCCTCCTGATTCCCCTGTCCGAACACCAGGTTTCATACTGCTCTCTCAATTCTGCGGACGGTACTCGGTAGCTGCCAAAAAACTCGAGGTAGTTGGCCTCGAAGTCAGCGTACCGGTCCATCTCATTTTTATAGCTAGCGCTAGATTCGGCCACTGCGTCGCACGTGCCCAGGTTTCCTAGCCGTTTCCATTCCAGGCATCCGGTCAGCGTCCATTTGAGTATTGCTGATAGCATGGCCGGGCGTGCCATTTGCTCGACCAGTTTCGGGTTCTGCCGCTCCAGAGGTATTGTGTGAGAGAACGGTACCCTACGCACTCTCCTCCACATTGCGGCGTCCTCATCGCGGATAACTGGGGGATCGTTGGCTGCCCAAAACAGCGAAAAGTGCGGCATTATCTCGACTTCGTTCTCATACTTCGCTGCATACGTCAGTGTGTCACACGAACCCGTCACACTCTTCATCAGTTCTTCGTCTAATTTAGCGCCTTTCTTGAGTTCTGAGCTTGTGACTAATCGCACCCCAGTCAGTCGAACGATGTCCCCGCGGTTGCCTCCGACGTTGTTTTGTACGAGCCAGGTGCTGCTGGCGACGTTTGCGGCGTAGCTGCCAAACATGTTGGCGATCACCTTTAGAAACGTGCTTTTGCTCGAATCGGGCGGGCCGTAGAAGAAAAAGAAGCACTTTTCCGTGGTGAATGCCGTTGCGGAGTAACCAACAACGCGTTGCAGATACTGCTGCAAACCGGTGTCGCTGAACGTTGCTGAGTCGAGGTACTGCAGCCAGACAGTGAGATCAGCATCAGGATCATACTTGGCCTTGCTGATTCTCGTCATCATTTGCTTGCGGTCGTGCTTGCCCAACTTGCCAGTTTGCAGGTCGAGGATCCCATTTTGGCAGTTGAACAACCACGGATCGGAGTCGAACTGGTCAACGCTCACCGGTATTCCGAGCTCCGATTGCGCGAGAAACAGCGCCGCATTGATGCGAGGGGCAGCCTCTGACTTGTACGCCCATGCCGCGTAGTCCTTGCCCTTGTTGCGGTCTGGGCAGTCCGATGCGACCTTGTACAGGCTTCGCACGGTGCGCTTCATCAGCCGCTGCGCAGCGCCGTCCTCGTCCAGTTCCCAGTGCGTCCCACACCAGTAGTACCACTTCTTTTTGGCTGGGCAGTACCGCACATTTTTCCCATGCATCGCGACGAAACGCTCCGCATTGCCGTAGTCAGTGAGGCCTCCCCAATTCGGATCGTGCTCAGTGGGGTCGGACGAAAATGCGTCGTCGTTTTCGTTTTCGTCCAGTGCCTCGCCCTCCCACAGGTCGTCCTCGGGCATCGATGGTTCTATCGATGCGGAAGCGACGTTGCGTTGTGGCGCGGGTTGCCGGCGCCTGAACTCTGGTAGCCCCTCTACCTTGCGCGCGTCGTCGATCCTGTCCTGAGTCCATCCACCGAGCCATTCCTTGCTGCCCCACAGATTGTGACCGGCGGACGTGTGCAAACAGTCGATTGTCCCGAGGTAGTGCCCCCAGGTGGTTGGCTCGTAGTAGCGGCACGTCGAATCGAACGGTTCGCCGCTGCTGTGCTGCGAGGCATTGGGGCACGTCATTGACCAGACCCCTGGCTCGACCTGCTCGCCCAGGAGGCCGTCTTGCTCGAGCAGGCGCCCAATGACACCGCGACCTGTGTAGTTGACCTGGCCTCGCTCTGGACGCGGACGTGGTGCCTTGGGTGGCCGCTTGCCGAGAGTTTTCGCGACCTCGATATCCTCGTCGGTAAACTCGGGGGCGTCCCATATTCCGACCTGGTTCGCGTCGCCTATTGATGGGAGATTTTCGGGGCGGCTCATTCGTCCCTTGTCGCATGTGGAGCCCTGAAAAGCCTCGTCCAGTCACCGAGCGCATCGGCTTTGATGTCGAACACTCTGCGCAGGTAGGCAACATTGAGAAAATAGAACACGGTCCACCGGTCAGCGTCTTCGATGGATCCAAGTTGCATCGGTCCGGGCAGTGTATAGACGAGTCGATACCCGTGACGCGTCTCGTACATGTAACCGCCGGGGCGCGACTCGAATAGCGATACTACTTTGACGCGCTCTGCAGCACGCCAATCGTTCGTTGCCTTGTGCCCGGGGCCGTCAACGTCGAACACGATGATCGGCATTACAATCGACCCACCGAGCACTTCGATGTGCGGTGACTTGAGCGCTTCTTTGCACAGGCGTCGTGTCATCTGCGGGCATGAGTATTGAGCGAAGTGCACGTCGGTTTTGAAATCCTGAGTCAACATGTCACTCAACGAAATGTAGTTTGCGAAACCTCCTTGCTCGTGCTCCGGCCATGACTTGATTAGGGCGCCTCGTAGCGTAGGGATGAGTATTGGAGTCATGTGTCTTTCATCGAATTAATCCAAGCCTGAATTACCTCGAACCCGAGCCATTCTGCTGACGGCTCGCCGACAATCATACTGGTGTCGCACAAGATCTTGTCCGTTGCCAAGTCCCATTCGGATTTGACTCCACCTAGCAACGGTGACAATGCAAGTAGTGCATCGCAGTGACGGACGCACTCCCGGTCGAGTATAATTCCGAGCGCCCGTGTCTCACCCGAGTCAACCCAGCATCGTACCATCGGCAACCACGGGCAGATAAACACCGCGCCTTGGATGCGCCAGTTGAGTCGCGCCGTCCACGATTCGGCTCTGTCTGCATTACTCTGGATGCCACTGAAAACATGTGCCACGTAGATGAGTTTCATACTTTCCTTTGCGTGCGCAGTTGTAAGAATTCGGTGTATAGATTCGGGTGCAAGTGGGTCCGTAAGTGATTTTGAATTGCAACGTGCACCAGCATTATCCCATGATCGAAGTCTGTCGTGAAATTGAAACCAAGCTCACGACACACGACATATAGACCATGCCATTGCTTGGTTATCAAGTTTCGTCGAAACTTTTGAAGCTCACGCAGCTTCCCGGCACGAGTCTTATTTTCCACTTCAACCCAAGCGCCCATGATGCAACCAATCAGATCTCCTGCACCGGGTCCACCAAATGGATCATGATGCGACTCACCCCAACCGGTCTTATTGTTGTGGAAGCCACCGAACGGGTGATATGCCTCGTGCAACGCGAGGCGAACACGTGCATCGAATGCTGATTCACTCATGACTCTTCCCTCGTGGGTCGATGCGCACAACAGAAACTAGTTCCGTCTTGTTTGACACTTTTGCACCCGAATCTAGCGTCGCAATAGTACCCCTGACGGTCGTGTTTGAACTCTGCGCAGCTGATACACGACTCTGGCCTGGGTACATATTCAATGTCGGTGGCTCGCACCGCGCGCAACGTAAACGTACGCTGCTGCATCATGATGTCTGGACGCACATAGATGACTGGTAGCTTGGTATCGTCGCTCATTGTGTCACCGCCTTAGCGAGTGCAAACGCGCACTCCTCAATTCTCGTGCTCTCCGATTCGACATAGTCCGGGAATGTCTCGTATCGACCGGTTGCAACTCGAAATGCCATGAATCCGCCGCCACAATGCGATTGCAAGTATCCTAGCATTCGACCTTTATCGTCTCTCAATAGCCACTGTCCATTTGCATCAAGCACCCATTGCAGTTTCATGACGCTTTTCCTCCAATTCTGTCCATGCGCGCGGTGGGCACTGAAACATCTGCTGATGTCCAGAGCACGGAATGAATGGAGTTTTGATTGCGTCGCGCAGTAGCCACCCAAACGGAAAACCCATGTTCCACCGGGACTCAGATATCTCGCACGCGCCGCGTTTGAAGCAACCAACCAGCGTTATCTCTGCAACGATGCCGCCGCGTTCAAGTGTGAATTGTGGTGGTATTACGTTTTTCGATACGTCAATTCCAACCATGTATTCAACGGCGCCATCGTACTTACTTCGAGTGATTGTCTTGCTGGCGTGCAGTAAAATGCGTCCTCCGCTCAACTCGATTTCGCGCATCAGCTTAGGAGACACTCGCCAACTGCGATTCTCGACATCCTTGAGCCCTTCGGCAATTGCCCACGCCCACGGTTGAGTTACTGACAAACATAATAGAGGTTTCATACTCCCGCCTTTCTGAGTCCTTTGAGTCGCCACGGTTTGAATCGCTCAGCTCCGCGCTCTAGTTCGCCACGACGTACGCTTCGGCACAGTTTGCACTCGTATCGATTCGTAGAGAATTGCTCAACTGGTAGCCTCCGCTTGCATATTGAGCAGAACCGCCGCTTTCCACTGAGCACAAGACGAGGCCGTTTTGCGACGCGATTTGCGTACTGCTTGCGACTGCGAATCGCCTTGCATGGGCGACAATAACCTTCACCCGGGTGCTTCGGTTCACGCATGCAATCGGGGCACAGTGGTTGACGCTTGCGAGGTGGCGGAGGTTTTTGCATGTCAGCGCCAATCCTGTTCACTTGACTGCAACTTGACCAGTCGAACCCGTATCCGTTCAGCCTTCAACACTCGCTCGTGCGCACCCCACCACATGCACGATTTGCCCGTTGCTAGATTCGCAAACGCTCCTTCGATTGTTCCGCCACACTGACCGCGTGCCAGCTGGAATCGCTTGATTGCTTCCCACGCAGCAGCATCGGTTGCCTGCTGAGTTGCGCCACTGATTGCCACCCACCGCTCGGCAGTCCAGCTACCACGGTGCAATTGCCAGAGTGACCGGGCTAGGTGCATGACGATGGTTCCGCCCTTGACGCGCAGTCGAATCGGGTCGCACTCGTATTTCCTGCACTCATCACGATGCACGTTGCTACGTAGCGCCGTCTCAGCGTCGGCCCACTCGGTCAGTATTGCGGCCGCCTCGGTTCGACTGGCAATGATGCGCGTGCAACCAGTGCCCTTGAATTCACCGGAGCACGTAGCGCGGTCAGCTGCGCGTGACTCGGCTATTGCAATCGACGTGAGACGGTCGTTGCGATTAACTTCGTTGCGGTCGATGGCTGGCACCAGTAGTTGGCTCAGTACGATTGCGATTGATAGGGGTAGGTTCATTTGAACAGCTTCTCCGCCTCGACAGACCAATGGGCAAGGTTGAGCGCATGGCTGTCGCGCCATGCCCCAAAAGTGGGGTACAGAGTCGTACCTCTGCTCTCGCGTGATTCAATCTTCATCACTTGTGGGCTCATGCGGTGATTCGGATATCGAACGCTGCCGATTTCTTCTCTGATGCCGTCCTCACCAAGTTCGTCATGATCAACAACCAAAAGTGTCACTTTGTAAACCTTCATCTCAATACCTCGAGGGCCATTCGCCCGTGAATGCTTTGTATACAATTTTCGCTTGCATGGTCGGTCCAAACTTTCCTGAGTAAACGCGCCACAAGAACGCCTTTTCCATTTGATCTAGGTCGCGAATCTTCGGACGTGTCCCGAACTGAGCCTTGTAATCGTTCGCGAGTTGAATCACTGATTTGCCTGCCTTGCGATACTCATCGCGCATGAGTTGCAAGGTGCTTTGCTTCGCGTCCTCTGGCGTATTCTCGCCATCAAAGACCTCGAGTAATTGTTCGTTGTGCACTTTCACCGGTAGGTTTCGGCGCGGAGTTACGAACCCGCACTCGGGGCACTCTCCTACCCAAGCAATGCAAACGGCACCGCACGCTAGGCACTGCCTGAGTCGCTGTACTTTGCAACGACGAATCGCCTTACCTTCGAGCGAGTATTCGCGGTCCTCAGTCGGCAATCCGTGAATTCGATAGTTACCCGCGAGGTCAAGCAATCGGCAATGAGCCTTGCCACGTGCGATACGGAGACCTCGACCAACAATCTGTAAGTATAGGCCTGGAGTACCGCATTTTCGAGCAAGAAGTATGCACGCAACTTCCGGCACGTCGAACCCTTCCGTGAGAATCGCATAATTCCAGATGACTTTTGTATGACCACTTCGGAATGAATCAATGAGATCAGTTCGGTCCGCACTCTTGCCAGTGATGCACGTTGACCGAATACCGGTCGCGTTGAACTCTGCAGCCCATTTCTCGGCAAGCGGGATTGACGGGGCGAACGCGATGGTGCGTGCATCTTCTCCATGTTCCTTCCAGGCTTTGAGCGGATCTGCCGCAATGCCTTCGTGATCCTCGGGACCCGCCGTGATTCGGCAGGGAACGAGTAGTTTTCTCTCGAGTAGCTCTGAGTACGTAGCGGCAACGACAATGCGATCGAATTGCCCAGTGAGCGCACGACCGTCACCGCGAGAGGGGGTTGCAGTGAGCCCGATGAGCTTGTCATGCTGCACGTTGGTTGTGATGAGTGACCACTCGTCGCTACTAAAATGGTGGCACTCGTCGAGGACGAGAAGGTCGTAGTGGTGCGCACTGGGCTTAGTGATCGATTGAATCGTGATGACAGTGCGCTTCGTATTCGGCGCCCATAGTTTCAACGCTGCCCGCGATTGATCGACTAGCTCGATGCGTGGAGCAACCCAACACACCGAGCTAAATCGAGCCGCGCACCCGCTACCAATTGCCGTTTTTCCTGCGCCAGTTGGAGCAGCCACGCACACCCGATCACCGGTCGAGCATGCGTCAACGATTGTTCGAAATTGGTAGTCGCGGAATTGCATTCTCACTCACTCAAAATCAATGTCTTGCTCGTCGTCGGTAGGTGGCGTAGCCTTTACCGGTGCAGGCGGATCAACGAAGAAATCGTCAATCTGCTCTTGAGTCATTGGTCGCGGCGCATGAATCAGCTCGGGTGGTGATCGGTCAAGGCGAACGTCGCGAGACTCACCAGCCCCATGTGAGATGTCCTGTATATTTTGGCATTGCACATCACGATGCTCTGACTGATCTGCAATCTCGTCTGTCAGTTTATTGATCTCGGTAGTGGCCAGAGAAATGTTTGACTTGATCGACTTTGCGCGAGCCTCGAACGCTTCTTTTTCGTTGTCGAGCGTTGATGTCTCATGAGCAATGTTAGAACGCAATTCGCGAATCTTCATGGCTCGATATTGCAAATCTTCCGCCGAT